CCATTATATCATTATAGGAACACATTGTCAAACCAAAAAATTTTTAGCAATAAAAAACCCGCTAATATTAGTTAGCGGGTTTTTTGGTTTGTTTACGAATCTCTTCAACCCTGACAGAATCAATCATATTTATTAAGTTATAATAAAAAGCTTGGTCAATCTTAGGGATATTATAAGCGTCAAAAACTTGAAATATTGAATTCAAGTTTTTTCCTAAATAACTGCCTGCTACAAATTCCCATTCATCCCTTAATACTCTATAAATATTAAAGGCTTCTTGTACTTCGATAGGGAAATCAGCTAGCTCTATAGGTATATTTTCATCTACAGGCTCTGTTCCCAGTTGTTCGCACATATCGAAATACTGTTCTTTGGTCATTGCAACAGCACTATTTTGTTGATAGTTAACTATCTGTTCTCTAACAGTAATTAACTGCTCGTCGTAAAATTTGCTAAATCATTCACCTGCTCACTGATGAAGTTGTCAAACTGTGAGCTGTTTTTCATTAACATTAAAGCATTTTCCTTGCTGTACGCTAATTCATCAAGTGGGTCAAACTTAGAAACATCTACAGGTACTAATAAATTTACGTAACTAAATCTAAGACCTTTCCAGCCACGAATAGCTGCATCAACATAAAGTTCTAAAAATAGTTCTTCGTTGAAATCGTCTTGTACTGTCTTACCTTTAAAGCTATTTTTTGTAGACTTTTTTCGTAAGCTAATTAATGTTTCACGACTCATGTAACCAATATCAATCTTGAATTCAGGAAAACCTGGATACTCGACTTCTACTGTTTTTGATGGTACTAGTAATGATTTTAGGCTAATTTCCGTTGCCATAATATTCCTTGGAGTTATTCTGTGTTAGATTTAAAAAATAGGTGCTGGAGATCAACCCAGCACCTGCTGTGAAATTACAGCTTAAGCTGTAGCGTAGTACTTAACTGTAACTTCGTTGGTTTGGTCAATATCAAACGCAGGAGTTGCGCCTGTAGTAGAACCTTGTCCAGTAAACGTTAATGTAGTACTAATAACTTGTTCTGTGTTAACTGTTGGAATTTGCAACATAGCTGCAGGTAACCCTACGTCTACGTGTGTACCACTTGAGCCACCCATTTGGATGTTAATAGCGTAACTTGGGTTAATTTCGGTAGCAGCACTATCAATTAACCCTTTTAACAATCCACCAGTAGCAGTATTACCACTACGTAAGTAAGCAGTCAATGTACCAGTAATACTACGTGTACCTGTGAAATACGTAATAGGAAGATTAACAACACCTAAGTTTGCAGGAGTTAAATATGTTAAGTTATTACTCAGGGTAATTGAACCACCAGTAATAGGCACAGTGTAGTCGCTACCAGTAAAGTCATTGATTGTATCATTAACTTGTAATACAGTAAGCTTATTTGTAATAAACTTAGCGGCAGTATTTTTAGCATTGGCTTCTTCAGCACCTGTGGCACCAACATCAGCACCTGTAAAGGTAACTTTATTGTTGGCAGCAACGCTAGCCACTAAAGCAATTTGACGAATCAAACTACCTTTTCCGGCCCATTGAATAGCAGCAATTGCATCAATACCAAAATCAATAGTAGCTGTGTCTAAAGCACAGTTGTCGAGAGCGTAAGCAAGATCATCAAATACAACAATCAAACCAAAGGCTTCTAGTTGGTGTTTATTGGAGTTTGCTATTGTAAAAGTTCCAGGAGTTGCATTGCCAGCAGCACCATCGGTCCAGGCTGCGTTAGCAGTGCCATAAGCGATTGATCCGCCAAATGCATTCCATAGTACTTTTTCTTCACAAGTAACATAGTCATCAGTAGCATTAGTAGCACCATTTGCACCTGGATTTAAGTAAGGACGAAGATAGGTAGAGAACGAAAAATCTAGAGGCTCAAGTGCAGTATTAAAACTACGTTGACCACGAGCAGGTGTAGCACCAGCTTCGTTTAGTGTAACAGTGTCAACTGTTGTATTTTGACTAAAACTCATGCCTTCAAGAACCTGAATTTCCCAGGTATTTGCGGTTGAAAATGGTTGCGCTTCAGCCATGTAAGAACCAGCTCGAACACGACCTTGACTGTCTACGTTTGTAGTAAAGAAGACTCTACTATTACGAATTAAATTAACTGCCATAGTTATTCCTTTTTTTATGTTAAATAACTACAAAGTATTTCGACTAGACATTTATCTGTACTTATACGTTGTAATTAGTTGTGTGCGTATCGCACTTGTAAATATATCTCACCTACTCCGTATGGGGTAAGTAATCCCTCGTCAGTAGTTATAGACTGAACTAAAATTTCAGTCGTTTCCAAGTTATTATCTTGGTCATAGACTAGTACGCGATTTGCATCTACGCATCTTTCTATATCGTCTAGTAATAATTCTAAGTTTTCTTGTGTTTGATCTTCGCTTTTAACGTAACACTTGATACAGATTAACAAGTACGCCCAAGTAAATCCACTTGGGTGATAGTCTCTTGTTTCTGTACCAGGAGTAAGATATATACATGGAAAATCTTGAACTTCATCCCAGAATTTTAGTTTAGGATAACTATTATTACTTATATTAGTTTTGAAAATTCCAGTGCCGTCAATTAATTTAAGTTTTTCGGCTAACGCCTTTAATATATGTGTTCTTTTACTCATACTAATATAGCCCTCATTCTGTCAGATACACTTTTTTGTGCAATTTCACGAATAGAGCCAGAAATTAACAATTTAGGATCTCTAGTCCTAGGATTACTTTGTTTACCACCAGCACTAAAAGTGGCATAAGGATATCTCATATAATTATAATACACGGATAGCATTCCTGATCTACCTCGTGAAATACTTTGAATTTTTACGCTTTCAGCAAAACGTCCACTACGTAAGTTTAGAATATCGCGTCTATTACCTTTACCCATATTTTTCTTTATGGTATCAGCAATAGCACTCTGAAGTAAAACTTGTAAACTGGTTAAGTTAGTTACTGACTGTGCAGATCTAGATAGTACTGGTAAATTTGCTGCAATTGCATTTACACTAGGCAGTTGAACTTTAGTTTTTGATCTAGTTACTTTAGTTTTTTCTACAATAGTTGTGCTACTGTTATAGTTACCAGAAGGCTTTCCCGTCATCATATGAGATTTAAGATCTTCGTATAAATATTGACGTAAAGTTTTAGAAGTTACTAAGTCTAGTAGTAATCCTTTGGTTTCTCTTATTCTTTTGGTAAGTGCTTTGCCTATACCAAACTTTGCTTCTTTAGGAGCTTTTGCTAAATTTTCTGCCTGTGACTCTAATGATCCAATCATTATGCCAGACTCGATTAACATTTCTAGAACTAGTTTAGTGTTGTTAAACTTCTTTCTAACAATAATTCTAGTTTCTGCTTGTCCTGTTTCTTTACTGAATGTTCTTACTAGTCTATCTACTTTAGCATCTTTAGGCCACTCTATTAGAGCTTGTAGCAGTCTTGGACTAACTAGTCCACGTTTAACTTCTGAGGAACCTTCCTTGGAACTAATAATGTCTATTTCAACGTGTCCAAGATTCTGTAGTACACTAAAGTTTTTATCCAAGTATGCTTTTACTAAAGATCTTGGATTATTGCCAGTATCTTGATCCATAACACTTGAAAACAAGTTGTAATCAAAATTTGCTTTTACTTTATTACCAAAGGTACTTTGAATAGTTGTAAACTTAGGTGAAAGAATCAGCACAGATTTATCTTTTTTAGATAATTCTTTTATAGTAACAGTTTTTTTAAATAATCGCTGTATCGTAGACTTGATAGCCCCGTTTTCCATTGAGATACTTGAGTTTAATGTATCTAACGTGTCTTGTAATTCTTTTGATGTTATCGAGGGATAACTATCAATATATTCGTTAATAGTTTTCTTATATGCAGACTCTAAAGCTTTTATAAATATATTAGGATCAGTTACGCCTATTAGGGCGCAAAGATCTTTAATAGCTTTTGCTTCTGGCTGTAATATATTTTTTCTAATACTGCCAATTTCTAAATACAGAGTAAATGGTAGTGTGCTATCAATATAGCTACGAATATCATTGTCTTTTTTGCTAACGTATTCTTGTATAAACTTGTGATCTTCTTTCACAAGTTTTCTAAACCAATCCGCTGTATAGAATGCCATTATGTAAAGTCCGCCATATACTGATCTAATATACGTTTAATGTGTGCTGGTAGATTACTGGTAGCAATATAGCTTACCTGAGTAGTATTGGGGCTAACATCTCGGTTACTGTGGACCGCACCGTTATTTTTAGAATAATATTCTACTAAATCTAATACAGCTAGTTTTAAATCTCCAGGAACTACTTCGTAACCTGCAAAATAAACCACTTTATAACCATTAATTAATTCAGGAAATCCACCAGGATTAATACTGATAACAGAGTCACCCTTTGGCACCCAATCAGTAAATTTTGTTAATGCAGTATAAGTTTTTCCATAGTCTGCACTTCTAGCTACGCTAGTAATATTTACTACAGGAGTTTCTTTTAAATAAATTTCTTTAAAGCCACCATCAAAGAATTCTGTTTTTGATTCGTCATAGTAATCTATGAATGTTCTGCGACAGTAAGTTTTAACAAAGTCACTGACTTTTGGTATTAAGAAATCTATTTCTGTGTCAGAGTTTACACTTGAAATTCCTAAGTAGGCTTTGTACTCTGCTTTTGTTACTAAATTTGTTGCCATGTACACCTCACTTGTTTTATAAAGGCACAATATACCTTTATAAAACAAGACCCTTTTGGGGTCTTGTTAATACTCATTAACCGATCAGGTTGCTGTGTATTTGTGTGCTGTAACTGCATTACCTAAGTTACTTGTAACACGTGTCATACCGGTACGGAGGCTAGCCACCATAACGCGACGCTGTGTTTCAACTAATTCTTGGGTATCAATGCGGAGACCGCGTTGGTTACCAACAATAAAGTTACCTGGGTTCAAGCAGATTGCACCAGCAATACCTGTACCTGGGCTGGCAAACTCGCCAGAAACTAATACTGGGCTTCCACCGATTTGACCGATTTGACCAGTTAACAGTGTAGCTTGTGTACCAACTTGGTTCATTGTTTGGAAGGTTGTGTCTTCGAGCAATTGGAAATATGTATCAGTGTTAACGATGTAAATCACTTCTTGTGGGTCAAGACCCCAAGTGCCAAGACCTTGGCGCAATGTACGTAATTTAGCAACTGTCATACCAGCAACAACTGTATTACCTGTAGCTGTGGTGTTAGTAGCCCAGTTAGCCAAACCTTTGACAGGGTCAGAACC